TTCAGAGACAGCTCTTACTGTGGCGAATGACTTAATGATTATCTTCCCCTCTAAGACGGGGCATAGGACTGCACCTAACAAGGCAGAGTCACCAAGATACAGCATAACTATGGACGTTCTTATGACGCTTAAATCAGCGGATAAGCATGAGTTTGGTTTACCACCAGTAGAGAACTGGAAAAAACTTCTAGGGTAATTGATGAGCGCACTCACAGACAAAATTGCAGAGCTGGGATCAGGATTAATGTCCCGCGTAGATCGTGGTGTTAATGACAACTTTGAAATGGACCGTCAGCTTTATCACTGGACGGAGGCTGAAGAGATAGATGAATTTATTCCTTCCGAAAAAGGTAAACTTGGTTCGGGGGTGTACCTATCGGATGACCCTCAGTACGGCGAGAAGTATGTAGACTTGACTAGCGGGAATGCCAATGTCATCCCAGTAAACGTAAGGGGCCCACTTGCTTCTGGACCAGAAAGAGATTTAGCCAGCGAACAAGCTAGAACAATGCTCCGAGAAAAAGGCGAGTTTACCTCTCAGAAATGGAAAGAAGAAAGAAATAAAATACTTCAGGGTCAGGGGTATACAGGCATAGAGGTAGGCGGTGGCGCCCCAGAAATAAACATATTTGATCCCAAAGACTTGAGATCAATTTTTGCTGAGCACAAAAACCCTGCAAGCAAAAACATATTAGCTGGCTCTGCCGCCACTGCTGTAGGGGCCTCTGCACTTATGCCTTCTGAGGCAAGAGCAGACGTAGGCTCCATAGAGCCTTATGAGCCCAACCTAAGAGACAGTATCCAGCAAAAGCTTGCCGACTTCATGGGTGGCGAGAGAGATGATGTATATCGCTCTAAGAAATTAATGGCTGCGGCAGATTGGTTTCCTGTAACAGGAGACGCTACAGGCGTAGCAGACACAGTAGATTCCTATAACGAGGGTGACTACGTCAGCGCAGGCATCAATGGATTTGCCACTCTTCTTGGCACCGTGCCTCTTATAGGAAAGCCTGTAGCAAAAGGCGTTAAAGCGCTGGGCGTAGGTGTTAATGAGGCACTGACAGACGGCAAGTTCTTAAAGAACTATGGCGCAGAAGCAATGGACAAGCTGGATGAATTGGCTGAATTTGCGACAGCTGGGACTACTAAAGCAAATGCTCTCATAAACGCCGCAGTGGAACAGGGACGACAGGTAGGTATTCGCCTAAACCTAAATTCAAAAATACCAGATGCTCCCGCTGGTATGGATAAGCTCCAAACTCTGCACGACAAGAATTATAACGGATCAGCTTTATCCTACGTCCCCCACGCTACTGTCACCGATGTTACTTTTAGTGTCAGTCAAAAGGGCCGTCAGGGAATTGCCGCTAAGATAGGTGGCATGGATGTACCAGAAGCCAAGAACAAGTTCCCGGCTATGTCAGTTGATGGGAAACTCGCCTCTTCAGAGAATGTTATCTCTAAAGGCGGTGAGGGCGTCATTGAGATTGGGTTTAACCCCAAAGCGCATCACCTATTCATAGACATGAAAACAGGACAGGCAGTCAAGGGTGCGGAAGTAGCCACTGTGGTAGGTGATCGAGTTTATGCAAAAGGCGTCAAATACTACAAAAAATCAGAAGCACCAGAGCCCCTGAATGCATCAGACGGCGCAGAGCTTCCTAGTGAAGTGAGGTATAACGAAATGAACAAGGGCGGTACAGTACAGCGCGGTAAAGTAGAAGAAACTGTTTTGGATAGTAGCACACAAGAAGAGCTGGATACTTCTTCTAGAACAGCGGCTGAGACAGATGAAATTATTAGTACTCCAGCAGAGCGCGTAGCTAGAGAAGAGATGTCTAGTAATAGACTTCCTGCTTCCGAAAGTGCTCAGCCTGAAGAGGACAGGACTAAACCAGAGCTCATCAGCATGTTTCATGGTGGTATGGCTATGGGCCTTATGGGTCCTGATAACACAGTAGGCACTGATCCTGTTTCTGGTAACCCCATACCTATTGGCTCTTCTGCGGAAAATGTACGAGATGATATCCCTGCTGCGTTGTCTGAAGGTGAATTTGTTGTTCCTAACGACGTGGTCAGATGGTTTGGATTAAAGCGATACATGGACATGCACCAAGAGGCCAAGATGGGCCTGATGATGATGCATGAGATGGGTCAAATAAAGGGGGATGAAGAGAATGGATATGATGAAGAAGATTGTGGATGTGGCGAAGAAGGTTGCGCCATATGTGAAGACGGCCTTGACGATATGTATGGTTGTGGCGATGAAAATTGCCCTGTTTGTATGGGAATGGACGAAGATTATAGCGAAGAAGATTCAGGAGATGATGAAGACTATCCTGAAGCGCCAAGAGCACAAGTAATAGTAGTTGAAGAAAAGTATCCTCTTGATGAGGATTCTGAGGGAGTGGAGTCATACCCAACGAAAGGTGGTCAAAAACTGTAGGGCTTAAATTTTGGGCTACCCCTGAAAGGCCCCCAAACTAGAGAAAATTATTATGGCTAAATACCGTGGTTCTCAAACGGACCAATTAGAGAATGAAATAAATCAGCTGGAGAAAAGTATAGACCCAGTGGAGTTGCCAGACGAACTTCCAGCAGACCCCGATGAAGCTTCATTCAAGAAAAGATACGGTGACTTACGTCGCCATCTTCAGACCATACAATCCCAGAAAGACACTGAGATTGACTCCCTTAAAGGACAACTCGACGACGCTACTCGAGGGCAGATTAAGTTCCCCAAGACGGACAAAGAGATTGCTGAGTGGAGTGGGCGCTATCCTGAAGTTGCCAAGATCATTGACACGATTGCTCAGAAACGAGCGAACGAGGTCCTAGAGATTGGTGAGAAGAAGATAGCTAGTCTGGAGAAAATGGAAGCTAAGATGGATAAGGAGAAAGCAGAGCACCATCTGCGAAAGCTCCATCCTGACTTCGATAAAATACGAAACTCTAAAGGGTTTCACGATTGGGTCACTGTACAGCCCCAGTGGGTACAGGACTCTCTTTACAAGAACTCTACAGACGCAATGGCAGCCAGTCGTGCTATTGACCTGTATAAAGTTGATACAGCAGGTAGGCGTAGACCTTCTGGGGCTACAGGGGCAGCTCAAGCAGTGTCTCGATCTAGCTCCTCTGCACCAGCAGGAAAGGGGCAGGCTAGGTTTACCGAGAGCCAAGTATCAAAAATGACCAGTTCTGAGTATGAGCAGAATGAGGATGCTATTATGGATTCCATGCAAAAGGGTTCTTTTGTATATGATCTTTCTGGCGCAGCCAGATAATAGCTCTTGAGAAACCCTCTATTGAATGATATAATTCTACCATAGAAAGACCCCTTTATAGGGGGTTTCTCTCTCGCTCCGACTCAGGAGCATAGTAAGACCGCTTACAGCCTACTCTTACAAATTGCACCCCAACAGAAGTTTTGACGATAAGTCCACCAGTTTAGCTAGGCCCGTGATGGTACGGAAGAGGTGTCGATCAACCCTCTCCACGCTCTCATGCACCCTGTAGCTGAAACAGCCACTTCGCAGTCGTCTTCTGGTTTTAACCTCGTCCCGCTCTGGGACTTTGTCTAACGCCACTAGGAGAACTACTCATGGCATTTCCAAAAGCATCAGGTTACTCAAACCTACCCAACGGCAACTTTTCGCCGGTAATTTATAGCAAAAAAGTGCAGTTAGCTCTGCGCAAAGAGTCCATCGTAGAAGGTATCACTAACACTGACTACATGGGCGAAATTGGTTCAATGGGCGATTCAGTTCGCATCATGAAAGAGCCAACAATCACTGTCTCTGACTACAAGCGTGGCACTGCCATGACTTCTCAGGACTTGGCTGACACTGATTTCTCTCTGGTCATTGATCAGGCGAATGCGTTCCAGTTCCAAGTTGACGACATTGAGACTCAACACTCTCACCATAACTTCATCAGCCTTGCTACAGACAATGCAGCATACAAGCTGAAGGACGCTTTCGACCAGAACGTATTAGGCTACTTAGCTGGTTACGACTGGGGCGGTTCTTCTTGGGCTGCTCGTACAGCTCCTGCTGGTACCAAAGCCGACGCGGCTGCTGGTGCTGACGAACTGTTGGTAGCTAACAAGATTGACGCAGCTACCTTCGGTGGAACTGCTGGTAACTCTCTGCCTTTGGCAGCGGGCGGCGGTTCAGGTGCAATCACTTCTCCACTAGCCATGCTTAACCGCATTGCTCGTCAGATGGACCAAGCAAACGTAGCAACAGAAGATCGTTGGTTTGTAGCTGATCCAGTATTCTACGAGTTGCTAATGGATGAGAACAGCAAGTTGATCAACAACGACTTCGCTGGCGGTCAGGATGCAGGCGACGTTCTTCGTAACGGACGTGTTGTATCTGGTTTGATCCGAGGCTTCAAAGTCTATAAGTCTAACAACCTCCCATACGCTGGTACTGGCGCTGGTACTGCTGACGCAGACGGCTCTGATGCTAACTTTGGTGTTGTTGTTGCAGGACACCAGTCAGCAGTAGCTACAGCTCAGCAGATTTCAAAGACTGAGAGCTTCCGCTCACCTGACACCTTTGCCGATGTTGTTCGTGGCATGAATCTCTTCGGTCGCAAGATTCTGCGTCCAGAGTGCCTATTCACTGCGGAATACAACGTAGCATAAGTAGTTTGGTTAAGGGGGGGCCTTTTTGGGTCCCCCTACCTTTTATCTCTTGAAAAGTGATTTAGATGCCCGCTACCTTTCTAGACCTATCTAACAGAGTTTTAAGACGCCTAAACGAGGTGGAACTCAGTTCTTCTGACTTCCCTACAGCTCGAGGTGTGCAGGCGCTCGTAAAAGACGCCGTTCAAGCTTCTATAGCATCTATTAATCAGTCTGAGTTCGAGTGGCCATTTAATGCTGCTGAGCATACCCAGACATTAGAAATTGGCCGAGAAGAGTACGACTGGCCTAACTTTTTTAAAGTTGTTGATTGGAACTCTTTCCAAGTGATTGAGAGCATCAACGGCTCAAACGAATTCAAACACTTAAACTACATAAGCCGCGACGAATATTACGATAAGTACCGCGATGATGACAATGAGTCAGATTCAGCAGGAAGATCGCGCCCTACTATGGTTTTTCCAAGTCATGGTAATGGGTTTGGTGTTACTCCCTCCCCAGACAAGACATTTCAGATACGTTTCAGGTATTTCCTGAATTACGCAGACTTAAACCTTTACGATGACCAAACTAGAGTGCCTGAGAGCTTCTCTAGCGTAGTTGTGGATGGTGCATTGATGCACATGTATATGTTTAAGGACAACGTAGAGGCAGCTCAGGTTGCTCAGTCTTTGTTTGCTCAGGGGCTAAAGAACCTACAAACGCTGTACATAAACAACTACGAGTACATCTCTGACCATAGGGTTGCCTTTTAATGGCTGATAGAATTCAGTCATACAAGGTTATCTCGTCTGGAGGACTAAACTCGACAGAAAACCACCTAGACCTAGCAGAGAACTTTCCGGGTTCCGCTACTCGTCTAGTTAATTACGAGCCTAGCCTGTACGGCGGTTATCGTAGAATTAGTGGTTATCAGCCATTAGATGGCGCCTCTGAGTTTGTGGGTACAGCGTCTGAAGCAGAAGGCAAGGTCCTCTGCTTAGCTATTTTTAGAAGTACACTTTATAACAATGCTGACCTGTTAGCTGCCCGTAAAGATGTTGGAGCTAACACCTATAGTTTTTATAGGTACGTCCCTTACGCAGGCTGGAATAAGCTTGTTACAGGTTACACAAGACTTACCGTTTCTGCTAACGGATTTGTTAATGTCGATAGAATTCGATTTACAACCTTTAACTTTGGTGATGGCAATAAGATTGCTTTTGTTGATGGCGTTAACCCACCAATAATTTTTGATGGGAGTAACTGGCAGGAGCTAACAGTTTCTGGTGCGGGTACATCTACAGATGCTGGCGGTGACCAGCTCGTTGATACACCCTCTTTAATTGACGTGTTTGAGAACCACTTATTCTTTGGTGGTGACGGCGGTCAACAGGCTGTGATCTGTCATAGTGCCCCACAAGACCCCTACAACTTTACTGTAGCAGCGGGTGCAGGACAACTTAACACTGGGTTTGACGTTGTTCAGATCAAACCCTTTAGGGACAACTTATTTGTCTTTGGCAGTAACGCCATCAAAAGAGTATCTACAGACCTTACACTAGGGTTTTTGTTAGATCAGGTAACTACTAACGTAGGTTGTATAGCTTCTGACTCAGTACTGGAGATTGGTGGCGACTTAGTATTCCTAGCACCAGATGGTCTACGCCCCGTTGCTGGTACAAGCCGTATTGGTGACGTTGAACTAGAGACCATCTCTAAGAGCATTCAAGCTCTACTTGTAGATATGCCAGCAGACTACGATTTAGACCGTGTTCTGGTTGGTGTTGTGGTCCGTACAAAGTCTCAATTGCGATACTTTATTGGGGATGACTCAGAAGCAATTACAGAGAGCTCAGGTATTATTGGGGGACTTAGAACAGCCGACCAAAAGTTGGGGTGGGAGTTTGGTGAGCTACTAGGTATCCGAGCGTCTTGTTGTACGTCTGGCTACATAGGCCGAACAGAGTATGTCCTTCATGGGGATTATAATGGCGGCGTTTATCGGCAAGAGCAGACTGATACTTTT